GGACTTCATTTTATTTTTTCTTAAATGACGCTGCGTGTCCCCCCTCATGCCTCCAAAGGTTTAGCCTATCTCTTGGAACATTGGAACATTGGAACAAACAGGGCTAACCCATTGTTTTGCAAAGTAAAATCTTGTTCCAAGCCTTTTCGCGTTTTGGAACAAACTTAGTTTTGCGCTTGGAACAAAAAAGTTTGACACCCAAAAATTCTACGTGTAGCCTTGCGTAGCAAGGCGCGACGGACAAAATCCGACCTTCCCGCCCTCGCCCAGACAGAACTGGCATCGACCAGTAGGAACTGGTCTCGCATCAAGAACTGGCTTCGCTCGGAATAACTGGTCTCGCGGAGCGAGACCGAACGGGGTCGGCCGCGCCGGGGCTAGGTACGACAAAACCCCGCCCGGCTTGCGCCGGGCAGGGTGGGCAGGTCGCGTATTACTTAATACGCTCAGCCCTTGGCGGGTATCGCCTTGCCCTCAGCGACGTAAGGCCGGGCATACTTGACCAGAGAATCGAGACCGTTCAAGAGTGCCAAGGCTCCGTCTGGTTTCTTTTCTGAGAGTATCTGGAGAGCCTGAGTCACGAGCGCGAGTGTGCCAGTCGGGTCGGGCAATTTTTCGTCGGTCGCGGTGTCGGCCTTTTCGGGCGCGTCGATTGCAGCCGGGATCAGCATGGTGACGTTTTGACGGAATGCGACGCGAACGTAATCCTGCGCGGCCTTGCGAATCTTGGCGCGAATCGGGCTGTAGGATTTCGAAGCCTTGTTGTCCTCACTCCACGTGTCGAGAATGAATTCTTCACGATGGGTTGTGTTATCCACTTGAACGGCGGCGGCTTTTTTGTCGTCCGATAGTCTTACCATGCGCGGCGCGCTGAAATAGGCCTTGGCAAAAATCTTGCGCGCTTGACCGTCAAAGGCTTTCCACTCAGGCGAATCGGTCACGGCTTTGATCTCAGCCTGAGTCGGCTCAGCCGGGAAAATGGCCGGGACAGAATCCCGGAGATTGGCAAAGGCCTCAGCCTGAGTGATACCGCCCTGAGCGACGGTTTCTAGATCGGCAAGAATGACGCGATAGAGATCGAGATTCATGTTTTGCTACCTTTGGTTAGCGGCGCGATATTGCGCCGGTTACATATAGTTAGACCGATTTGGGAGCGGGTAGTTCCGTCAATTCTTAACTTTTTTCGTGGTATTTTTGCGACTGCGTATTACTTAATACGCTCCCGGCCGGGCGCGGCGCGGGCGAAATCGGGCAGAGTCAGACCCCACCCATACCCCATGACCCCGATCTGTAAATGGGTCCCCCTGTCCCACCTCTACACTTGAATACTCACAAACGACACCACTCATTTCAAAAGCCGGCTTTAGAAAATCGCCTCTATCTACATCATTAATTACGTTTTTTACCAAACTTGACCCCCACCCCCTCGCCTATAAAACACCCCCGGTTGTCTTTTTGGTACCATGCGTTTTATTTTCTGCTATATAGTGTTGATCCGGGACTTAGCCCCCCGCAAAAAACATGCAAGACCTTCTTATCCCAGAGATTGAAGAGAACATCGCTCTCCCCGCAAACGCGGCCGAAGCCTTGCCGGAGTTGACTCCCGAGGCTGAGATCGAGATGAGGGCAAGAACCATCAAACTCATATCTGACTTAACCGGCACCCCGCTCTGCCCAGACGAGAATGACATCACGGCAGCGAAAGAAATCGCCACTGCCCACCTCGCTAATCCGAAGACCCGCATTGATTACAGCAAGTACCCGAACGAGACGATGGCGTTCTTGGCCGGATTAGTCGCGCAGAGCAACTGCGCTATCGTGGATGACCTGTCTGAGTTGAAGCTGTACGTCGTAAACAAGCTGGTCTACGAGGTAGAACACGCCGATAGCAGCAAGACCCGCATCCAAGCCCTCTCTAAATTAGGAGAGGTGGACGGGATTGATGCCTTTAAGAAGCGTAGCGAGACCACGCATATTATTAAGCCGATTGAAGAAGTCGAGAAAGAGCTTCTCTCGGTCTTGGAAGGCATCGAGTACAAGGTTATTGACGAAGAAAGTGGGGTAAAGAATGTCTCTGTTGGCTAGAGAAAGGACGATTGAGGACCGCCGTGCTCACTGCGATCCTTGTGAACACAACAAAATGGGGATTTGTAAGCGTTGCGGCTGCATCATCGCAGCTAAAACACGGCTAAAAGGTCAAAGATGTCCGATTGGTCTGTGGGGACCGGAGACGCAAGGCATCCGTGACCTGCTAAAAGACTAAAAATCGTGCAGCTGACCCAAGAAAACATCAACAAACTCAAACTTGCCCTGCCAAAAATGCCGGACAAGGAGAAACGGCGCGTTGCAGAGCTACTTAAGACGTACCAGAACCAGCTAACGCAGGCAAAAGGGAAGGATTCCTTCCTCGATTTCATCAATCACGTGTACCCCGGCTATAAAGTCGGCCCTCACCACCGGAAATTGGCGCGAATTTTTGAAGAAATTGCCAACGGCGTGAAGAAAAGGGTGATCGTCAACATCGCCCCGCGTCATGGCAAGTCGGAGATGATCAGTTACCTCGCCCCGGCGTGGTTCCTTGGGAAATATCCGCACAAAAAGGTCATCATGGCGTCTCACACGGCGGATCTGGCGGTGAACTTCGGTCGTCGGGTGCGTAATTTGGTGGGAGCGGAGAACTATCGTGACATCTTCCCGAGCGTGGAGCTTCAGGCCGACTCTAAATCTGCTTCTCGATGGGGTACTAATTTTAACGGCGAGTATTTTGCTATCGGTGTTGGCGGTGCTCTTGCTGGTCGAGGCGCTGATCTGTTCATTATTGATGATCCCCACTCAGAACAGGAAGCTAAACAAGGTCGCGCAGACGTTTTTGAACCGGCTTGGGAATGGTTCCAGTCAGGCCCGGTCCAGCGACTAATGCCGGGTGGCGCGATCATCGTGGTGATGACCCGGTGGTCGAAGATGGACTTGACCGGGAAGATCGTGGATCACATGACCCGCGAAGAAGGGGCAGACCAGTGGGAGGTCGTAGAGTTCCCGGCCATCCTCAACGAGAAACCGCTTTGGCCTGAGTTCTGGGGCATTGACGAGTTGCTGGCAAAAAAGGCCAGTATGGACGTTCGGTACTGGCAAGCCCAGTACATGCAGCAGCCGACATCCGAGGAAGGCGCTCTTATTAAAAGAGAGTGGTGGCAGGTGTGGGACCGCGAGAATCCCCCGATGTGCGAGCACATTATTATGACGCTCGACGCTGCCCAAGAGAAAACAAACCGGTCGGACTACAACGCCCTGCTGACTTGGGGGGTCTTCAAGAACGAGGAGACCCAGAACTACAACATCATCCTCCTGAACGCGATCAAAGAGCGGCTGGAGTTCCCGGAACTAAAGAGCCTTGTCCTTGAGCAATATAAGGAGTGGAACCCGGACACGTTCATCGTGGAGAAAAAGTCCAACGGTGCGGCGCTGTATCAGGAGATGCGGCGGATGGGTGTGCCGATTGCTGAGTTCACCCCCGGTAAGGGACAGGATAAGATTTCAAGAGTTAATGCGGTTACTGACCTATTCTCTTCCGGTATAGTCTGGGTGCCTGACCGACGCTGGGCTTGGGAGGTAGTGGAGGAATGCAACGACTTCCCCTCCGGTACCCATGACGACTTGGTGGACGCCACCACCCTAGCCCTACTTCGATTCAGACAGGGGGGCTTTATTCAGCTTCCATCCGACGAACCGGAACCGACCCGATGGTTTAAGAGCCATCGTCGTGAAGCATATTATTAGGAGAACTTAGATGGCCGTCGATAAAAGTGTGATGGAGGCTCCCCAAGGTATCGCGGTCCTTGCCGCTGAGATGGAGCCGATTGAGATCGAGATTGAGGTCGAAGGACTCTCTGACGAGGATGGTGCCGTCATTGAGATGTCTAAAGCCGAGCCTCGTGCCGATGAGTTCGATGCCAACCTTGCCGAATACATGGGCGAGAACGAACTTCAGAGCCTTGCTTCTGAATTGATCGGGCAGTACGAGCAAGACCTCTCCAGCCGCAAAGATTGGCTAGATACCTACGTTAAAGGTTTGAAGATCCTCGGAATAAGATATGAGGATAGAACGGAGCCGTGGCCGGGTGCGTGTGGCGTGTTCCACCCGCTCTTGATGGAGTCGGCCGTTAAGTTCCAGTCCGAGACGATCATGGAGACCTTCCCGGCGATGGGTCCGGTCAAGGCGAAGATCATCGGCAAGGAAACGGCAGATAAGAAAGAGTCTGCTGTTCGTGTCGTTGATGATATGAATTTCCAACTCACCGAGGTAATGAAGGAGTACCGCCCGGAACACGAGCGGATGCTGCTGTCGATGGCCTTGGCGGGTAACGCCTTTAAGAAGGTGTACTTTGACCCGTCGTTGGGTCGCCAGACTGCGGTGTATATCCCGGCTGAAGATATCGTGGTGCCCTACGGTGCTGCGAACCTTGAGACGGCTGAGCGTGTTACGCACCGGATGCGTAAGACTAAGAATGAGTTAGCCAAGCTTCAGTACGCTGGGTTCTATCGTGATGTGGACTTGGGTGAACCGGTTCGCGTCATGGACGAGGTGGAGAAGCAGAAGGCTGAGGATCAAGGCTTCAGTGCAAGCATGGACGATAGGTTCCAGTTGCTTGAGATGCACGTGAACATTGATCTGCCGGGTTATCCGGATGTGGATGATGAGAACCACGAGACCGGGATTGCTCTTCCCTACGTGGTGACGATTGAGAAGGGAACGGGAACAGTTCTAGCAATTCGCAGGAACTGGAGAGAAGACGATGAACTCAAAGCCAAACGACAGCACTTTGTCCATTACGGATATATCCCCGGATTTGGATTTTACTACTTCGGCCTTATTCACCTTATCGGGGGACACAGTAAAGCTGCAACGTCCCTCCTTCGACAACTGGTGGACGCCGGAACCCTCAGTAATCTCCCCGGAGGACTCAAATCTAGAGGACTACGAATTAAGGGAGACGATACTCCAATCGCTCCGGGTGAGTGGCGAGACGTAGACATTCCGAGCGGTGCGGTGCGGGACAACATTCTCCCCTTGCCGTACAAAGAGCCGAGCCAAGTTTTGGCTTTGATGCTCGATAAGATCGTTGAAGAAGGACGCCGTTTCGCTGCGGTGTCGGATCTCAAAGTCAGCGATATGTCGAGCCAAGCGCCGGTCGGTACCACACTAGCCATCTTGGAGCGCGTTCTGAAGGTGATGTCGGCTGTTCAAGCCCGCATCTACTACGCGATGAAGCAGGAGTTCAAACTACTTGCTGCGATCATCCGAGACTATACGCCAGAGGAGTACAGCTACGAGCCTGAGATTGGCAGTCGCCGTGCGAAGAAGGCTGACTACGACGATGTAGATGTCATCCCGGTATCTGATCCGAACGCGGCAACGATGTCGCAGAAGGTGGTTCAGTACCAAGCCGTGATGCAGTTGGCTCAACAAGCCCCGCAGTTATACAACCTCCCGCTCCTACATCGTCAGATGATCGAGGTGTTGGGTGTTAGGAATGCGGAGAAGTTGGTGCCGATGCCGGACGATCAGAAGCCACGCGATCCGGTCACGGAGAATATGGACGCAATGACGGGTAATCCGCTCAAGGCGTTTATGTACCAAGACCACGAAGCGCACATTCAGGTTCACATGGCGTTTGGCAGTGATCCGAAGATGGCTCAGCTTATTGGTCAAAACCCGATGGGGCAGCAGATCAATGCTGCACTCCAGTCGCACATCATGGAACACTTGGCGTTCCAGTATCGCCGAGAGATCGAGAAACAGCTTGGTGTGGCTCTGCCGCCCTTGCCGCAAGACGACAACGAAGAGTACGACATGCCTCCCGAGTTGGAGATTCAGGTGTCGCAGATCAGCGCCGTTGCAGCGCAACGCCTCTTTCAGAAGGATCAGGCCGAGATGCAGGCGCAGCAGATTGCTCAACAACAGCAAGACCCGCTTGTTCAGATGCAGATGATGGACCTCCAGATCAAGCAGATGGAGGCTCAGACCAAGCAGATGAAGGCGCAGATGGAGATGCAGGTAAAGCAGGAAGAACTGCGTCTCAAACAAGAGAAAAACATCATCGACGCAGCCGCCAAGGAAGACGAGCTTCGCCTACGCGAGGCCGAGATCTCTGGTCGGCAGCAGCTTGATGCAGCACGACTTGGTGCGGATATCGAGAAGCACAAGGCGCAAGAATCGAACCGGCAGCAGCTTGAGGGTACGAGACTCGGCGTTGAGATTGCGAAGGCACAAGATCAGTCCTCGCAACGCAGCGTCAACCCGATGGCGACTAGTCCGAGATCGCGAAAGATTCCCAATCCGGGAGGTAAGTGAGGATAGGTAAATGGCCTATAGCAACGCTCTGGAATACCTTGAGGCCAAACTCAAGGAGGAGCGCACGTTGATCATAGAAAGCCTCATCCAAGGCAAATTGGATGAAGGTGAGTACAAACGGTTGTGTGGAGCACTTCAGGGTCTTGACCTTGCAACCGGCTATATCAAAGACCTTGCAAAACGCTTGGAGCGCGACGATGAGTAATATTGATATTGAAAAGACGCAGGAGGAGGCAAAGAAAGCCTCTCAACTGCCAGACCCGAAGGGGTATCGAATCCTCTGTGCGGTTCCGCACGTAGAGGAGGAGTACGAAGGCGGCATTATTAAGGCTGAGGACACCAAGAGAACGGAAGAGATGACTACGGTTGTCTTGTTCGTCATCAAAATGGGCGACCTTTGCTACCAAGATAAAGACCGCTTTCCGACTGGCGCTTGGTGTAAGGAGGGCGACTTTGTGTTGACCCGCCCCTATGCCGGTACCCGACTGGTCATCCACGGACGAGAGTTCCGCATCATCAACGACGACACGGTGGAAGCAGTTGTAGACGATCCCCGTGGCATTCGTCGCGTGTGAGGTAAAATATTATGGCTAATGATCAAACCGAATTTAAGTTCCCGGACGAAGTTGCGGAGGCTGAACAAAAAGCTGAAGCAAATCAAAACGTTACGGATGATATTCAAGTAGAGATTGAAGACGATACCCCGCTAGAAGACCGGGGTCGTAAGCCCCTACCCAAGGAGGTAGTCAACGAGCTTGATAATGACGACCTTGAGGATTACTCCGAGAAGGTCAAGAAGCGTCTCTCCCAGATGAAAAAGGTCTGGCACGACGAGCGTCGTGAGAAAGAACGTGCCCTGCGAGAGCGAGAAGAAGCTCTTAAGTTTGCCCAGATCCGTGAGCAAGAGATTAAAACTCTTAAGCAGCGGCTTGGACACAACGAGCAGGCGTTTATTAAAGAGGCAGAGAAGTCAGCCAATAATGATTTGGCCGTCTCTAAAGATAAACTCAAGCAGGCTTACGAGGCTGGAGATGCAGAGTTAATTGCTAATGCTCAGGAAGCCCTGACAGACGCAAAGCTAAAGCTCCAAAACCTCTCTCGTATAAAACCCTCTTTACAACGCGAAGACGAAAGAGTAGAACAGAATCAACAGGTAACGACACCCCAAGCTGCTCCTGTACCGCAGCCCGATCCAAGGGCTAAAGCGTGGCAAGAGAAAAACACTTGGTTTGGTGCTGACGAGGAGATGACCGCCCTCGCACTCGGCCTGCACGAAAAACTGGTCCGGAGCGGCGTAGACCCGAGTACAGACGAGTATTACCGCCGAGTCGATGAAAATATGAGGAAAAGATTCCCCGAGGCATTTGACGACGCCGAAGAGGATGAACAGCCTCAAACGAAGCAAGCCCAAAAGCCTGCTCGCACAAACAAGCCAGCTACTGTTGTGGCCCCAGTTACGCGGGGAACCGCGCCGCGTCAGGTCCGCCTGACACCGACTCAAGTTGCAATAGCCAAGAGACTTGGACTGAGCAATGAACAGTACGCACGTGAACTTATGAAACTGGAGAATGACAATGGCTGAGAATAGATTGACTCGTGAAGTTGAAAATCGAGAGTCAGCGCAACGCAAAATGGCGTGGACTCCTCCCCAAACGCTCCCTGAACCGGAGCCGCAAGAGGGTTGGGTCTTCCGCTGGATCCGGACAAGTATTATGGGTCAAGCAGATCCCTCTAATACGTCTGCAAAGTTTCGGGAAGGTTGGGAGCCGGTTAAGGCTTCTGAACAACCCACATTGATGATGCAAGCTGATCCTAATGGACGTTTTAAAGACAACATTGAGATCGGTGGATTGTTGCTCTGTAAGGCTCCGGCTGAACTGATGAAGCAGCGTGATGACTATTACGCCCGCCAAGCTCAGTCTCAGATGCAGTCTGTAGACAACAATTTTATGAGGCTGAACGACGAACGTATGCCGCTCTTTAACGAGAGAAAGACTACGGTCTCGTTTGGCAAGGGCAAATAACTTATTTTGGAGTAACAAATGGCTTATCCTTCCGTTGACAAGCCTTATGGCTTGAAGCCGATCAATCTGATCGGTGGGCAGGTGTTCGCCGGATCGACTCGTC